TGAAGTAACTTTTTCTCCTAGTTGAATATACGGCTTTACAAATCCATCTAATACATGATTGCTTTCAACGCCATTACCAAAAACATAGCAGTTAGCAAAAGTTAAATTTACTATAGCAGGTTGACCACCTGTTTGTGGCTGATCATCATCAATATTTCCTGAAAGATGATACCCGTTTTCTATATCAAACGTTTGCTCATTTTCATAGTACAACTCGTCATTTGCATCTAATGGCTCACTTTCAAACACCATTAAACTTGTTGCTCTATTGACTGTAATCCTCATTGAAGCATAAGAACCTCTTTTGTCTGGCGGACTACATTTCTTTGTGTTTACAGCCATTGTTAAATACAATTGATTGTCAGTTGCATCTCTTTGGAACTGAATAAACACTTTTCCATTACTGCTTGTTGCTTGATTGTCTGGAAATACCCCTAAATTATCTTGTTGTATTATTTCAAGAACGGTTTCATCTGAACCACTAACAATACCGTTGTCTAGCCTAATATTTTCATTTATAATGTAATCGTAAAAACTAGCGTGATCACTACCTGCCACAAAGCTTCTAAGATAGTCGTAGGTTCTACTACCACATCTACTACCCCTTCTATTTCTGTTTGCTCTAAATTTAATTTCTATTTGACTTCCTGCAGGAACGCTCCAATCTAAAAACTGACCTGCGTTGTCTACATCTTCAATACTACAGCTAACAAAAACAAAAGGCTTGTTGTCTCCATCATCATCAACTTCTTCTATAAATGCATTAGGAGGTTTGTTTGCTTGAAAATTATTGGCCTTGATTTCCATATAAACACCACCTGGCTGACCACAATCCTGCGAGCTTGCTAACGGCTCTCCATTAAGATCTTTTTCACACAAAAAGTCTTTTGCCTCAGATCCATAACCTAAAACTTTAGTTTGAATACAAGCTTGTGTAGCTCCACCTGTATCGCTTTTTACAAATAAAGTGTCGCTATCTTTTACTTTATCTTTATTATCTCCTTGAAGCAAGAAAAATATATGACCTGTACTTTCTTCTTGAAAGAATATATTTGAATATATAGTTCTATATAATCCTTTTGATTCTTTTAAAACAAACTTATATTTAGTAGCCCAATACGGAGGGTAACTATTTAACTCAACTTTTATTTGATTCTTTGTTATGGAATTTTCACATGGAACAAATATTGTATTATCCGTGTCTACCAAAGCAGTTGACGATCTTCCATATTCATCCATGTAAACAATAGCCACCTCATAATCTCTATTACTGTGTAAGCTTCTTTTAGATCCATCTAAAGAATATAACCCTTCTGCACTAACTGCATTAAAATACTCATAAGCATAGTTTCCTGTCGGAGGATAAGGGGGCGGTACAGAAGTATCAGTTTCTTGAAACTGAAAAGCAGGTATTACAAAAGTAATTTCTGAACTACCTTGGGTAGCTATAATATCAAATCCTTGATTAACAGCAGACAATCCAAAGTTTTCTTTTCTCCATCCTGACTTAGGAACTATTCCGCATACAAATAAATCAGTTAAAGAGGTTGATGGACTATCGTTCCCTGTTCCAATTTCAGGAAAACAATCTGAATCAGCAGGGGCTGTAAAAGAACTTACTGCTTCCACAAACTCTGTGCTTGTTGCCAACTCATATACGTTAGCATAATCCTGAGGTAAGTTGTATATAAAAGTTGTTTCAAATATATTTTCAGGCTGACTTCCGTCATCGTAACCTGGTGTTCCACTATATTGATTACTAACAAAATTAAAAGCAACACCTATTTGAGCGCCCTGTATTAATTGAATATTGTCTCCACTAAAATCTACAGTAACTGCTGCGTTAGGCACCGTAACTTGCCCATCTATACTATAAGTAAAATCACCTAAGTCTGCGTCTATTTCACCTGCTGACAAATCTTCTGATACTAAGCTTAAATCATAGTCCAAATAAACTTCCGCTCCATTTTCGTCTACTATGTCATATCCATCAATGTAATTACCATACATAAGTCTATTACCCATTATAGTTTGGGCTTGAGCCACTCTAGGAACGTTATCATAAAGTCTAAGTAGCTGCTCTTCAGGTAATGCAGTATATATCTTTTTGTTGGTAAATGTAATTGTCTGCTCTGTATTATCAAGCCAACCTTCATTTACTTTATTAAATCGTTCTATAACATTAACACTTTGACTGGTGCTAAATTTAAATACTACATCTACATCTTTTACATTTCTTCCTCCTGTGTCAAAAGTAACGTTGACGCTATTAAATATATTTCGCATACCTTCATTGTAAAAGTTTGCGTAATCAATTCTAAAAGGCCCAGGTGTAAATGCATAATCTGTAAATGGAGATAATGCTGAATATTCTCCATCTTCATACTGCCATCTATAAGCGAAGCTCAACAAAAGCTCCTCCATATAGTTTTCTCCACCACCTACTGCAAACTGATCTAATCTAGGGGCATTTAATGGAGGTGCCAAAATAACACCTATATCTTGCTCAGTTAGCTGATCAACCGTGGTATTAGAGTCAGGCTGTAAATATGTTCTTGTTACATTTATCTTTCTTGGTGGATTTAAGTTGTCGGTAAAAAATAACAAATTACCAATCAAGTCTATACCATTCATCAAGTAATCTTCATCAAAGTTTAAGGTTGACGTTGATATTACATGGTATTGTAAAGCAAAAGTTCTTACGTTATATGAAACAATTAAATCTACTTTGTTTGTAGATGAGTTGGGATTATTTTTATCGTGGACAAACCAATATATAGTTTCGTTTGCTCCGTCCTCATAAGCGCCTATACACTTAGCCTCTGGACTTAATGCTGCGTTTTGAAAGGTAAGCTGAACCAAAAGCTCATTACCTTTAGAGTTTTCTACAGCACCTATTTCAGTACCTTCAGTTGACCCTAAACGAACATTTAAAGCATCAATGTATTCGCCTTGCGGAACAAGACGCTCATCAACGCTTTTATTCATGCGTCCTTTTATAAAATTCTTTTGAATCTTAGGCATATTACTTTATCCATTTGTTTTGGCCCCTTAGATTCATTAATAATCGTCCAGGGTGTATATTACTCAATCTTAATTTTGCGTTCCTTAGAAGCGCTGACTTTTCTTTTCTAACTCTATTTACTATATATTCCTGAACACCAAACTTGCTGTTTAAACTAACATACTTAATATAGGGGTATATAAACTCTTCAAACAATTTATTTACACTAATTTTTGAAGCATCACCTTTTTCCATTCCATCAGAAACATATTCAAGAACACATAGTTGATTTGCCATATCGGAACTAAAATTTATAACTCCTGCTGCTTTATTAATTTTAAATGTAGGTAGGTTGTTTGCTGTTTCTGTATTCAAACCATATCTTCCTCCAATTGGATACTCAAAATACCATAGACCATTGTAAAAATACCCTTCTTGTCCATTGTAAGGGCTTAACTCGTTTAGATATATACTTTTGTTTTGACCCAATATTCTTTGCATATCAATTGTAGATGTGGATGGAGTAAGTATCTCTCCGTTTTGATCAAACAATATTCTACCTTTATTGTCTTGCAAATAAGCACTAGCCCAATTCGTCTGAATGTTTTCAGTCAATGGATGTAGGCATCCATCTTTTAACATAGATACTCTAACCCAATTAACATAATCTGCAGGAAGAATGTACCTGAGGTTTTCCGCTACGTCAAGCTCAAGTATTTTTATTTCTTTTAAAGAGTCATAATTTAACTCTTGTATGGCTCTCTTTGCATGAAACAATATATTGTATCTTTCAACATTGTTTATCAATTTATCATTACCTACATACATAAGTATAAAATTAGTCACAATATCATCTAAAGACATATATTGATATGAACCCCAATTCTCATTCTCAGGTAGGTTTCCGTTGTTGTCGTAATATTGATAGTCTGTTAAAAATGCCATAATTATTGCCCTTCTTGTTTATTAGCTTCAGTTTCTTCTGCTTTTCCAAATTGCGCAACTGCAGTATCTCTTATAGATACACCCGCATACTGAAGGATTTTATTTATCAAATTCGTTTCATCAGATTTTGGCAACTCAAAATCTTGGTAATCAGCAGCTGTTTCGTCAAACGAAGGCTCTCCTCCAGGTAACTGAACATACGTCCAATTAGGATTTTTCGGGTATCGTATATATTGAGTGATTACTGATCCCTCTTCATTTATGCTTTCAGGGTATACTGTAACTGTATTTCCATACATAACATCAGTTGCACCGCCTAACACATAAGCAGGATATAATTCACTTGGTTGAGTTAAATGAGAAGCGTTTAAATAAAATATCTTGTTTTGTGATACTCTTTCAATCTCTCTAATACCGCTATTCCTTACAATACAATAGTAATTTCCTAAATCCCATATTTGAGTTCCCACTAAAACGGTTTCACTTACAACCTGTACTACATACCCAAACTCTCCTGTTGTGGAGTTTGAAATTACATCTCCAACTTGTACACCTGATGTAATAAAGGTGGCTGCAGTATCTATTAAAGTTGTAGATGCAGGTGGAGAAACTTGATCTACATAACCCTTAGCTACTGTTGTAGGGTAGTAGTTTATTTTATTAATCAAATAGTAGTCTTCAGGCAAATCAAAAAGATTTAATGAAGAATGAGAAAGAGGTTTAGTAGATGAAAAACTATCTACCACTTCTTCTAATCCCTTTACAATATCAGCATATCCTGTACCAGATTGTCTAACATTCTGTTTGACATTCCAACTATTATATTGATAAAAGTAATCTTCAAATAAATCTAACTGAGCTTGTTTTGCATATAAGTTAAAATCATTAGGCGTGATATATCCAAAATTATTCTTATTTGCAATGGAAAGCACAGTAGCTCTGACTGTATTGATTAACGACATTCTGCTCTAATTTTCTTTGTACAAAGATAAGAAAAAAAAAGAGGCCTCTTTTTTTGAGGCCTCCTTGACTAATCTAATTTAGATTCTAATATCCTTAGGACTTCTAGTCCTTCATCGCTTTGCAAAAACGATGCTAAAATAAACAATGGATCCTCTCCATAAGGAACTGTCAACAGTTTGTTTTTGTTTCCTTTTAAGTTATAGTAAACATCTTTTTTATTCTTCAAAACAAGAAGCCCTTCGCTAAAGAATTTAGAACACTTGTTCTGTAGTGAAAGTAATGGATCGTTGATTGACTCCATGAACTCTTCAGGATATCTTTTGGCAAAAATACTAACATCTCTTTTTAGTTCTGCTGAAGTCATTTTTTCAATATTCAATCCTATCACAACTCTTGCAATAGTTTCCAACATCTCAACATCTAAGTCTTTTGCTAGTACTT